CTACGCCACCGCCTTGCACAGCAGAATCAGCTCCCGATGACCTGAGCGCACATCAATCAGGCTCTCGATTTGGTACACCGTGCCCTCATGGATCACGCGGTCCTGCGCAGTCATCCATGGGCGAAACCGCATCCTGATTCGCGCCGTCACCTCGGACACAGCAGCTTGCGCTGCCAGGTACTCCCGACCCGTCAGCGGTGCCACAGCGGCCCAGCAGGTGAACAAGGGCGCCCAGGTCTGGATGGGCTGGCCTAGCTCGTCGTAGGTGGTGCTGTAGCGCTCCACCGTCACGCGCTGGTCAAGTTGGCCCGCCTTCATGAATGCACCCGGTACGGGTTCAGCAGAGCCTCGAAAGCCGGGTTCTTGCTGTACGGGCGCTCGCCCACCGATTCCCGCTGTTCGTACAGACTGCCCACCAGCAGCAGGGCGGCAGACTTCACCGGAGCGGGCACCGCAACGACCAGATCAGCGGCGGGCATGTTGAGATAGTCGGCACAGGCTGCGGTCGCCGTGGCCATCAATGCTTCGATCAGCGCATCTTCTTCTGCGTGGTCAACGCGAAGGTGCATTTTGGTTTCGGCAAGGGTCAGCATTTGATTCTTTCAAATGGTTGGAATAGGTGCCCCCCTGCAAGAATCACTCAGGCAAAGGGGCGGGGTGCCAGCCGCGCACTAAGAAGGTGCCGCTGGCTGTCGGGGTTGGTTCTCGCCGCGCCACTCACCGACTAAAGCGCGTCCGGTCTGCGGCTTTCGCCCCCGTACCGGCACGGGCTATTCAAACGAACGTGAAGGCGTCAAACCCCACGAACTGCGCTTGCTCTGCTCTGGATGCCACGCCCATGGCCATTGCCAGCGCTTGAAGGCCGTCAATCCGTCCTGTTGCCTTGGCCTTGTCCAACTTCCTGGCGCTGGTTTGGTCTTTCGTGACCACGGCATTGGCGGCGCACATGGTCAGCACCGGGTGGCCGCCGTGGGCGATGCGCCCATTCAGCAGCTCGGCTTCCAGCGCGTCCAAGGCTGGGGCCATGTCCTTAAAGCCTTGACCCCACTCCACCAGGGGCAGGTCGGCGCCGATCTTGTCCAGCTCCTTGCGCAGCAGCTCGATGCGCCAGCGGTCATAGGCCACGGCCTGCACGTCCAGATCAGACAGCAGCGCGGCCATGTCTTGCGCGACGTGCTCATAGTCCACCGTGGCGCCTGGCGTGGTGTGCAGCAGGCCCTGGCGTGCCCACAGGTCATAGGGTGCGCGGTCGCGGCGGGCGCGGTCGGCCAAGCCGATTTCAGGCGTCCAGAAGTGGCACTGCACGTGCCACACGTCATCGACCTGGCCCACGATCACCAGGGCCGTGAGGTCGGTACGGGCCGACAGGTCCAGGCCAGCGAACACCGGGCCATCGAAGGGCAGCACGCGGGCGGCGCAGGACTTCCACACGTCCGGGCTGATGAAAGGGGAGACAGTCGAAACCCGCTGGTTCAGCAGCAGGTTTCGGGCGGTGTTCTCCATGCTGGGCATGCGCTGGGCCTGCGTCAGTTGCTCGCGCAGGTCATCCAGGCTGCGGAAGGTGCCAAGGGCGGGATTGGCTGCCCTCCAGGCGTCAGCGTCCAGCAGGTTGCAGCCTTCGGGCGCTGCGTACAGGTGGCACACAATGCGCGGGTCGTCGCTGCGCTGGGCGTCGTCAATCCACTGGCTCAGCAGGTCGGCATCGTTGGCAGCTTGCGTGCTGATGGCGATCAGCAGCGGCGCTTCGTGTGCCCCTTGGCTGGTGGTGATGGCGTCCACAAAGTCAGACTGCGGGCCACGCACCTGGCCGATTTCGTCCAGGATGGCCAGCACCGGGGAAAGGCCGTGCGCGGTCTTTCCATCAGCGGCCAGGGCCTTGTACTCAGTGTTGAGGGGCAAGCCTAGCAGGCGTTTGCCACTGGGCACGATCCGCACCAGACTGGACAGCTTGGGCGATAGCTGCACCATCTTGCTAGCTAGGTTGAACACCAGGGCGGCTTGGTCGCGGCTCATGGCACCTGACACGATCTGGCTGTTTTGCTTGGCCTCGGGGCCTACTAGGTGGGCCAGCAGCAGGCCAGCGATCAGGCCGCTTTTGCCGTTCTTGCGGGCAATGCTCAGGATGGCGCGCCGGGTGCCTGCGGGGTTGTCGTAGATGCCCCTGATGAACTCTTTTTGAAAGTCGTCCAGCACCAGCGGCTGGCCCACATGCGCGCCATCGGGCACCAGGCAAAAGCGCTGGATGAACTCGATAACGCGGGCGGCTCTGGTCATTCGGATTTCAAATCTGATTTAGACGGCGCGCAGCCGGGGGATCAGGTCGTCCCCATCGTCCTGGCGGGCCTTGCGCTCCAGCTCCAGGGCCTTGGCGGCGTCCTCGGACTTGCCCACGGTGGCCTCGGCATGGACGTGCAGCACGCGGGTCAACGCGACAGCTCGGCGGGCCAGCGTCTCCACCACGGCGGCCAAGGGGTGCGGCTTGTCGCCCAGCAGGTAGCCAGCGGCGGCCAGGGTCGCGTGCAGGTCTTCAATGTCGGCCTGCGTCCGGGCCAGGGTCGCGGCGGTGGTCAGATCCACCTCGGTCCAGGTGTCGCGGGCGCGGGCCAGCATGATGGCGTTCCAGAATGGGCGATCACCCGGCCGCAGCGTGACGTGCGCAGGTGGCTCCAATGGCCCCAGGGCTGCGGCTTGGGTGGCTGCGATGGCGGCTGCAGCGGAGTCGGAGCGCTTGCGGCGGGGCGTCACCTTCATGGCTCGTTTCCTCGGTTAGCGATTGCGTGAGGGGAACTGGTCGGTTCTGGTCCGTCAGCCGCTGGTGATTTCTGAGAATCGTCCTCAGCAAGGCCACCAGACGGGCGCACAGCGGCCTGATTCCAATGGCTTGAGGGGTTGGCAGGCCAGCCGCTCACATCGCATCCATGGTTCACTCGCTTGCCCATGTCGTGGGCGGTGTGCCGGGAGTGGCATGAGGCACACAAGCCGACCAGGTTGGAGCGGCTGTTGTCCATGGCGTTGTCGTTCTTGTGGTGAACTTGTGTCGCCGGTTCAATCACTCCACGCGCTTCGCACTCGGGGCACAGCGGCTGCTCTGCCAGCACGGAGCGGCGCAGCTTCGCCCAGGCGTCGCTATTCAAAGGCAGCAGTCGCCCATTCTTTGCCGTGGTGTAGCGTTTGGTCTTGATGTCAGCGAACGTCAAAGGCTTGCGCGGCACGTCGTCCACCATCTTCAAGCCTCGGGCCTTCCAGGGGTCCAGCATCTTGAGCTTCACGCCATGGCCTCCTTTTGCTTGCTGGGGTATGGCAGCGGCGCTGGGCGCGCTTTTGCGCTCAGTTGTTCAGGGGTGGCACCCTTTGGCGTTTCAGGCGCGGAAGGGGAAACCGGCTCAGAATCGAGCCCGTCGATGGCGCAGAAATTCTCCAGCTTGCGGGCTTCGCTCTTGAGCATCCATCCATCGTTGATGCCGGAGCTGTAGAAGGCGGCACGGTTGGCACTGTCGCCACGCAGCAAGCCTTCCACCTGATGCTCGGCAAAGTAGGTGCGGCGTCCGGCTTCGGTCAGGCACTTGGCTGCAATGGCTTGCTCCCATGCCACCAGGTGACGGCGCAGGGTCATGGTCACGAACTGGCGGGACAGCTCCACGCTGTTGCTGTAGTTGCCGTGGCGCAGGTCGCCCACGATGGTGGGGGGCACTCGGAACAGGCGGGCCACTTCCTCCACGGAGAACTGGCGCGATGCAATCCACTCGGCATCCTCCAGGCTCATGGACACAGCTTGGAAGTCCACGCCTTCCTCAAGAATCGCCGTGCGGCCTGCGTTGCCACCTCCAGCGTGTTGGCTGGCCCAGCTTGTGGCAATGGCGGTGCGTTGCTCGGGCTTGAGCTTGCCGGGGAACTTGAGCACGCCCAGCAGCTTGGCGCCGTTGGTGAAGGTGCCCACACCATGCTCACGCTCGGCAATGGCCAGTTCCACCACACCACGGGCGGCAGCGATGGGCGAGATACCCAGGACGCCGTCATCCCCCAGGCGGTGGCGCAGGTGCAGTACCTCATGGGACAGCAGGCGGGTAAGCACCCCGTCCTTCGTGTAGTCATACACCAGGCCGGAGCTGGTGCGGTTCACTGTCACGTTGTCGGGGTTGAGGGGCCACAGCTCCCGGACCTGGCCATCCCAGCCGCGCACGATGCGGGCGAAGGCGTTGCCGCGCAGCAGCACACATGCCTGCATGTACTCGCGGGCCTCGATGGCGGTTTGCTCGGGGTTGGCTTGGTCGTGCAGGACGCGATAGAGCGGGTGGTCCGTGGCGCGCTCCCGGTCGTCGCCGTTGCGCTTGAACAGGATCAGGGGCAGGCTGGCGGTCGTTTCGCTGATGGCCTGCACGCAGGCATAGACAGCGCTCACGCTTTGGGCGGTGGTGGGCGTCACAGCACTGGCAGACAGCGGCACAGGCCAGCCATTCACGCCCAGCGTGCTGCGCGCCTCCAGGCCGATGGCGCTTTTGATGCGGGTGATGATGCTCATACGGTTTCCATCCATGCGCGGTTCAGGTCAACAAAGCCCTGTTGATGCGGGCGGCTGCGCATGGCTACCGTGGTGTCTTGGTAGGCGGGGTCGGACGTGAGGGTGATTTCCACCAGGTCCACGTCCAGCAGCTCGCGCACCAACTGCGCACCGCGTTGCTCCCAGCGGTCGCCACCGTCGCGCACCTTGAACCCGAAGGAACACCCGGCCACGTCGCCACGATCCACCAGGATGGCCAGGTCACGGCCATGGCTGGTGTCAGGCAATGCCAGTTCAAAAGCAAGTCCATGCGCGTCCTCTTTCAGCTTGAGGGTGCCGCCTCGGGTCGTGCCCAGCAGCGCGGTGCCGTCGTGGTGGTACAGGGCGCGAATGTTGGAGCCCGTCGCCAGCGATTTGGCGAAGGCACCTTGCCGGATGACCTCTGAAAAGTCTCCCAGGACTGCCTCGGAATTGAACACGGCGGCATAGCCGGTCAATGTCTTGTTGCCGGTCGCCTTGAGGGTGCCGTGTCCGCGAAGCTCCAACATGTCGCAGCTCCTTACAACGTCACGTCATCAATGACGGTGAAAGCGTCTTCACGGCGCGGAACCATGTCGCAGGTCGTCAAGATGCGAACCTGAATCGCACCACGGCTGAAGGGGCCTTCAGCGTACATGTTCGTGACGACGTCCACAGAACCCCAGGTGCCCACGAACATCTCGTTGAAGTTGCCAACGATCATTCGGCCAGTTGCTGGTGTGCCTGCCTTTTTGGTGATTTGATTGGTCACGGCCACCGGCACACCAGCCAATTGACCGTTCTCCAGCAAGTAACCAGGCAGGCCAGCTTCGCGCAGGGTCTTGCGCAGCACAGTGGCCACCTCGGGGTGCGTCAGCCAGGCATTGGGCGCGACGTTCTTCAGCGCCAGGCCTTGCAGCACGGTCAGCACCTTGGCCCACGTTGGAGCGCCCAGCGTGCCGGTGCCGGTCGCCGCAGTCAGCAGGCCTTCGGGTTGCTTCACGCCGTCGCCGGAGATCATGGCCTTGTCGATGGCCAGAGAAACCACGTCGATGAAGTCTGCGCGCACGAGCTGTTCAATCGCAGGGTTGGACTGTTGCAAGAGCTGGCGGGACAGTTCGGTGATGCCGCCCACATGGCGGGGCGTCAGAGTGATGTTGTCGAAGGTCAGGCCGGTGTCGGTCAGAGCGTCACCTTCAGCCAGCCATTGCGCCGTCGAGGTGGTGGCCTGGCGGGGGATCACCACGTCGCCGCGGAGATTGGGCAGCACGCGGGCACCCAGGCTGCGTACAACCATGGAATTTCGCAGCAAGCCCACGAATTGATCCGGGCGGAAATCGTCGGGCACGATGCCTGCGGCGGTGGTCGTCGTCTGCGCAGCGCGGGTTTCGTTGAACAGGGATGCGGGGATCAGCACGCCCTTGGCTTGCACGCCCTGGCGCTTCTGCTCTTGGTTGTACTCGGCAAGGGCGCCGGAGAGGCTGCGCTGTTCTGCATGGGATGCAATGGCCTCCACCACGCTGATGCGGCCTTCCAGCTCGTTGCGGGCCTTGTCCACCGGGGCACCCATGGCGCGGCGCTCGGC